GAATGAACAACAATTTAAGATTGAGTTTGAATGTGAGTTCTTAGGATCTGTTGATACTCTTATTGCACCAAGTAAATTAAGATCATTAGTATACGAAGAACCATCAACAACTAATGCTGGATTGGATGTATATGTAGAACCTCAAAAAGGACATGATTATGTAATAACAGTTGATGTGGCAAGAGGAGTATCTAAAGATTATTCTGCTTTTGTAGTAATTGATATAACTGAGTTTCCGCATTGTGTAGTAGCAAAGTATAGGAATAATGAAATTAAACCAATGCTTTTCCCATCTCTTATTCAACAGGTGGGAACCAAATATAATGATGCATTTGTTTTATGTGAGGTAAATGATGTAGGAGATCAGGTAGCATCTATATTAAATTTTGATATGGAGTATACAAATCTTCTTATGACTTCCATGAGAGGAAGAGCAGGTCAAGTTGTTGGACAAGGATTTTCTGGTAAGAAGACTCAACTAGGAGTTAAGATGTCCAAGACAGTTAAGAAGGTAGGTTCTCTTAACTTAAAAACATTAATAGAAGAAAATAAACTTCTCTTTACTGATTATGATATTATGAGTGAATTAACTACATTCATTCAAAAGAGTAATTCATTTGAGGCAGAAGAAGGATGTAATGATGACCTTGCTATGTGTTTGGTCATATATGCATGGTTAGTTGCTCAAGATTATTTTAAAGAACTTACTGACCAAGATGTAAGAAAGAGATTATATGAGGAACAGAAGAATCAAATAGAACAAGATATGGCTCCATTTGGTTTTATGTCTGATGGAATGGAAGAAGAATCCTTTGTAGATACTGAAGGAGATAGATGGTTTACTGATGAATATGGGGATAAAGGTGGTGGTATGGACTATATGTGGAAGTATTAAGGGGTGTTCACGAACGAGTCATGCATTTTTGACCCCTCGAAAATAAACTTTTTAATAAATAATTTCAAGTTAAACTGAGAAATTCGGAGACAGAAAACATGGCGACTCCTCAATTATCTCCTGGTGTTCTAACTAGAGAGGTTGATTTAACAGTAGGGAGAGCTGATAATGTATTAGACAACATAGGAGGCATTGCGGGTCCATTCCCACAAGGTCCAGTTGACGATTTGGTGAATATAACTACTGAACAGGAACTTATCAATGTATTTGGTAAGCCTATTTCCACAGATGCACAGTATGCGTATTGGATGAGTGCTGCATCTTATCTTTCATATGGAGGAGTTCTTAAAGTAGGTAGAACAGATGGTTCTTTACTTAAGAATGCTAATGCTGGTGTAGGTGCTGCATCTGCTAACCTTAAAATTAAAAATTATGATGATTATTTAAACAATTATTCAGAAGCAACAAACTTTGTATTCTCTGCAAAGACTCCTGGTACTTGGGCAAACAGTCTTAAGATCTGTACAATTGACAACTTAGCAGACCAAACACTTAAGTTTGCTAGTGTTAACTTAGCAGGTCTTGGTGCTACTGTTGGATATGGTATAACACAGGCAGTTTCTGATGTTGTACTTCCAGGAGCAGGAAGCACATCAGATTTCAGTGGTTACATTAAAGGTATTATAACTGGTGTTACTACAAGTTCTACTGCAGGTCTTTCTGAAGTACAAGTTAAAGTTGTAGAAAGAGTTGATTCTGCTGGTGTTGCTACCGCAATCAATTATGCAGAAGGTGCAGCATATGCTTCATTCACTACTGGTGATGTTTTATTCCATAAAGTGAATGGTGCTGTTGTAGGTACTGGTGCAACTGCAGTAACTGCTGCAAGTGACTGGTATGATGAGCAGACTCTTGGATTAACTAACGCAACAGTTTACTGGAAGTCTATTGCTCCAAGACCAACAACTAACAAGTATTCACTTGATAGAAATGGTAAGAACGATGGTACTCATATTGTCGTTGTTGATGATTTAGGAGAAGTAACAGGAATTACAGGTCAAATTCTTGAGAAGCATACAAATCTTTCTAAGGCACTTGATGCTCAGTCAGATGTAAATTCACCTCAGAAGATCTGGTACGAAGATTATCTATCACTATACTCCGAGAATGTATACGCTGGTGGTAATCCTGGTAGTGGTATTGACGAACAGTGGGGAACAGCTCCTGCTGCTGGTGGATTCACTGCTCTAGGTGGATGGCAACAAGTTAGTGCTGGAGACGGTATCTGGGGACAAAATGCTCAAGGAGTTAACTTTGCTTCAGTTGGAAATATCACATATTCCTTAACAGGTGGTGTTGATTACACTGCTGCTAAGGGTATGAAATGTGAACTTGGTGATATTATTACTTCTTACGGACTATTCTCAAATAAAGACGAAGTAGAAGTTGATTATCTCATAATGGGTCCAGGATTTGATGGTGAAGGAGATTCACAAGCAAAAGCAAACTATCTAATCTCTCTTGCTAATGAGAGAAAAGATTGTATGGCAACTGTTGGACCACATAGAGCAAATGTTGTTGGAGTTTCTAATAGTGATACTCAGACAACAAATCTAACCAACTATTTCAGTTCGTTAGCATCTTCATCTTATGCAACACTTGATAGTGGTTATAAGTATACTTACGATAGATTCAACAATAAGTTCCGTTGGATACCAACCAATGCTGATATAGCAGGTTTGATGGCTCGTACATCACTCAATTCATATCCTTGGTTCTCACCAGCAGGACAACAGCGTGGTATTATTAACAATGCAATTAAACTTGCATATAATCCTAATAAGGCACAAAGAGATCTTCTTTATCCATTAAGAGTTAATTCAGTTATCACACAACCTGGAGTTGGAACACTTCTATTTGGTGATAAGACTGCTCTTGGATATGCATCTGCCTTTGATAGAATTAATGTTAGAAGACTATTCCTAACAATTGAGCAAGCACTACAAAGTGCAGCAGAAGCACAACTCTTTGAACTCAATGATGAGTTAACAAGAGCAAACTTCAAGAATATCGTTGAACCATATCTTCGTGACATTCAGGCAAAGAGAGGACTCTATGGATTCCTTGTTATTTGTGACACCACAAACAACACACCTGATGTTATTGATAATAATGAATTCCGAGCAGACATCTTCCTGAAGCCTGCGAAGTCAATTAATTATGTTACTCTTACTTTCGTTGCTACCCGTACTGGTGTTAGTTTCGAGGAAGTAGCAGGTCGAGTTTAATTCTAATATCTAAATAACACAGGAGGATTACAAACCAATGGCTAGAGACAATCATTCCATCTCCGATTTTAAATCAAAATTAGTTGGTGGTGGTGCAAGGCCGAATTTATTTGAAGTTCAACTTACTACAGTTCCGAACTTCCCGTCTTGGAATAAAAATGACTTTAAGTTTATGTGTAAGGCAAGTTCATTACCTGCCTCTACCATAGCAAATATTGATGTTCCTTTCAGAGGAAGAATCTTTAAAGTTGCTGGAGACAGAACTATTGAAACATGGTCAGTGACCGTTATTAACGATGAGAGTTTTGAATACAGAAATGGATTTGAAGAGTGGATGCAACTTATTTCTAGATTAGAAAATAACTTAGGTGCTACAAACCCAGAAGCTTATATGACCAATGCCACTGTTATTCAGTTAGGTAAAGGTGCAGCAACTGGAAAGAAAGATCCTAAAGGAAAAACAGCATCTGGTAATAATAACGCTACTTATGGTGGTGGTGATGGTAGAGTTGCAGAATTGGCAAGATATGAATTCCAAGATATCTTCCCAACTAACATATCTGCTATCGATCTATCATATGATAATAGCGATCAGATCGAAGAGTTTACCGTAGAATTCCAAGTGAATTCCTACTCAAGACTCTTTAATAAGGAGGATTAAACCCCTATAAATAGAAGAGAAGAAAAGTTTCCTTAAATCATGGCTAAGTTATTTGGGTTCTCTATTGAGGACACTGAACCACTATCTCCGACCACAGTTTCCCCTGTCCCCGATAATAACGAGGATGGGGTTGACTGGTCTATGAGTAGTGGTTTTTTTGGGTCTTATGTTGACTTGGAGGGAATCTATCGGACTGAATTTGAATTAATTAAAAGATATCGTGAAATGGCACTACATCCAGAAGTGGATAGTGCTATTGAAGATATTGTAAATGAAGCAATTGTATCTGATCTTAATGATAGTCCAGTTCAAATTGATCTGGATAATTTAAATGCTAGTGATGGTATTAAAAATAAAATTAGAAGTGAATTTAAATTTGTAAAGGATCTTTTAGATTTTGATAAAAAGGCACATGAAATTTATAGAAACTGGTATGTTGATGGAAGAATCTATTATCATAAAGTAATTGATTTAAAGAAACCTGAAGAGGGTATCCAAGAGATACGATATATTGATGCAATGAAGATGAGATATGTGCGTCAAAATAAGAAGAAAGGTGGTAATGATAAGTATAAGAATAGAAATCCTCTAGTCAATGATAATCCAATGGATTATGAATGGCCAGAGATAGAGGAGTACTTCATTTATAATCCAAAATTAACATATCCTACTGGTAATGTTAAAGATTTGGGATCGAATACTGGTATTAAAATGACCAAGGATTCGATTACTTATTGTACTTCTGGATTAGTAGATAGAAATAAAGGAAATTGTCTTTCATATTTACACAAAGCAATTAAATCTCTCAATCAACTTAGAATGATTGAGGATTCTCTAGTAATATACAGACTATCGAGGGCACCAGAACGAAGAATTTTTTATATTGATGTCGGCAACCTACCTAAAGTAAAAGCTGAGCAATATCTCCGAGATGTGATGATGAGATATCGTAACAAACTTGTATACGACGCTCAAACAGGAGAAATCCGAGATGACAAAAAGTACATGGCAATGCTGGAGGATTTCTGGCTCCCTCGGAGAGAAGGAGGGCGTGGTACTGAAATTTCTACTCTTCCAGGAGGTCAAAACTTGGGGGAAATCACGGATATTGAGTACTTCAAAAAGAAATTATATAGGTCGCTCAATGTACCCCCATCAAGAATGGACGGAGAAGGAGGATTTAATCTGGGAAGATCCTCAGAGATATTAAGAGATGAACTTAAATTTACCAAGTTTGTTGGTCGTTTAAGAAAGAGATTCTCCAATATGTTTAATGACATGTTGAAGACTCAATTACTCCTGAAGAATGTAATTACTCCCGAAGATTGGGAAGTAATGTCAGAGCATATTCAGTATGATTTCTTATATGATAATCATTTCTCAGAATTAAAAGAATCAGAATTATTAAATGAGAGATTAAATAGTGCTGCTACAGCAGAACCATATGTAGGAAGGTACTTCTCTCAGGATTATGTAAGAAGAAAGATTCTCAGACAAACTGATGAGGAAATTCTTGAACAGGATAAGATTATGAAGAAGGAGATTAAGGATGGTGTAATTCCTGATCCTGCAACTATTGATCCTGCAACAGGTTTACCATTAGATGCAGTTCCTGCAACAGCATCAAGTATGGATGGTGGTGTTCCAATTATGGATCCTGATATGGAAGGAGTAGCAATAGATCCTAAAGTTCAACCTAAAGGCGGGGAGATTTAGTGCCTATTCAACCAGATAGAAGTAAACAAAATACTTTTACTGTAAATTTAAAGGAAGATGATATTAAATTATTATATAATTCAGTAGAATTTTATGAAGAAAATAGACCCCTTTCTGGTGATAGACCACCTTCTCATCAGGAACCTACTTCACATATAAAACATATAAAAAATATTTTATATGCAATGATATTAGAGTCATCTTTTTACAATACATAAATACTATAGTTAACATTTTGCTATTAATTTACAATGCCTGAAATTACTAATGATTTAATGGATATGATTATTGCTGATGAATCTCCTTCGAGTGTCAGTGATAAGATTAAAGATATTCTTTTTTCAAAAACTGCGGAAAAAGTTGATGCTTCCAGACCTGAAGTAGCAAAAAATACTTTTGATTCTCCTGAAACTACTGAAGAACCAGTGGCAGAACAGGATTGAACTATAAATAACTAAAATAAATGATCTTTTAACGATAGAGGATACAATGAAACTCATTAGAGAAGAAATTGAATCAGTAAAATTCATTACAGAAAAATTAAAATCTGGTAAGCAAAACCTTTATATTGAAGGTATTTTCTTACAGGGTAATATTAAAAACCGTAATGGTAGAATGTACCCAATGGATACTCTTCGTAAAGAGGTTAATCGTTATAATGAGTCAAATGTTTCATCTGGTAGAGCACTTGGAGAATTAGGTCATCCTGATGGTCCAACTGTTAACCTTGATAGAGTTTCTCATAAGATTGTTTCACTAAAAGAAAGTGGTTCTAATTTTATTGGAAAGGCAAAGATCCTAGATACACCAATGGGTCAGATTGCTAAGTCTCTTATTGGTGAAGGTGTTAAACTTGGCGTATCCTCTCGTGGTATTGGTTCTTTAAAACCAACCAAAGAAGGATTTAATGTAGTAGGTGAAGACTTCATGTTAGCAACAGCAGCAGATATTGTTGCTGATCCTTCTGCTCCCGATGCATTTGTTGAGGGAATTATGGAAGGAAAAGAGTGGGTTTGGGAAGGAAACAGTTTCCGTGAACAACTCGCAACAGATACTAAGAATAAAATTAATGCTTTAGCAGCTCAAAAAGCACTTGAAGAGCATAAACTTAGTCTCTTCAATGAGTTTATTAACTCATTGTAAACTTCTTTATTATAAATAAATATAGATTTTTAAATTACAGAAGAATCGGAGATTACCCAAATGTCTAGTGGCACAGATTTACAAGAAATGGAAGTAGGCACGAAGCAATCCAAAACTGCTGTAAATGCTAACGCAGCACCAGCAGCACCAATGGAAAAGCTCAAGAATCCAGGCGAAGGTCTATCTACAGCAGTAGAAGATCTCGGTGGTCCTACTCCAGATAACTACAAACCAGAAGATGATTCAGCAAAGCTGAAGACTCCTGGTGGAACCCTGAAGCAAGTAAGGGATGTAGTTAATAAAGGTGCTAAGCCAGCAGATCCAATGAAAGGGGTAAAAGAAGAGGAAGAAACCGATTCTCCTGTAATTGAAGAAGAGGAAACTACTACTAATGAAGTTGTGGCAGAAGAGCCAGCAGCAACAGAAGAAGTAGTTGCTGAAGAAGAAACTACTGAAGAAGAAACAGTAGCAGAAGCACCTGCATACACAGAGATTAGCATCGATGAAGATGTTGCTGCTCTTGTAGAAGGTGAAGAGCTTTCTGGGGAGTTCAAGGAAAAAGCAAAAACAATCCTTGAAGCAGCAGTAAAAGGTAAAGTAGTACAAATTAAAGAAGTATTACAAACTGAATACGATGCAAAACTTCTCGAAGAAGTTGAGACTATCAAGACCGCACTTAATGAGCGTGTTGATAGCTACCTTGAATATGTTGCTGACGAGTGGTTCACTGAGAATCAACTTGCAGTAGAGAACGGTCTTAAGGAAGAACTCACAGAGTCCTTTATGACTGGTCTTAAGAGTCTTTTTGAAGAACATTATGTATCAATCCCTGAAGAAAAATATGATGTACTTGAGAGTATGGTAGAAAAATTAGATGATATGGAGTCCAAACTCAATGAGCAAATTGAGAAGAATGTTTCCCTAACCAAGAGACTTGCTGAGTCTACTGCTGATGGAATCTTCGATACCGTTTCCGAGGGTCTTGCTGACACTCAGAAAGAGAAGCTCGCCTCACTTTCCGAAAGTGTAGAGTTTGAAAGTGAATCAGAATATCGTGAGAAGTTGGAGACTTTGAAGGAATCATATTTCCCTTCAAATGGAAAGTCACCAAGGGCTAAGTCCGAGAACCTATCAGAAGGAGTAGATAATGCTGCACCTGCAGACATTTCAAACTCAATGGCTGGATATCTAAACACTCTCCGTGGTTTAGCAAAATAATTGAATTTAATATTATTAATCAAACATAACCCTTTATTTTAACAAGCAAATGTTCCATTCAGAACAGTTGCAGGAAAAGTGGGCACCACTTCTAGATTACGATGGTATTGATCCTATTAAGGATTCTCATCGTAGAAGCGTAACCGCAGTCCTGCTAGAGAACCAAGAAAAATTTTTAAAAGAGCAGCAAGCATTTGAAGGTGGTACCTCAATGCTTACTGAGCAACCTACAAACTGGACTAATTCCACTACTGGTAAGCCAGGTTTCAGTGGTACTGCCGATGCTGGTGGTCCAACTGCAGGTTTCGACCCAGTTCTAATCTCATTGATTAGAAGAGCAATGCCAAACTTGGTCGCATACGACCTTGCTGGTGTTCAGCCAATGTCTGGTCCTACTGGACTTATCTTCGCAATGCGTTCACGCTACACTAATCAGAGTGGCACTGAATCATTCTACGACGAAGCAAATTCAGCATTCTCAGGACAGGATAAAGGATTTAACCGTCTTGAAGGAGCTGAAGATGTAGCTGCTGGTTTAGGTACAACTG